CATATTAAAGAGTGGCTGGTATCTCTAGGATGGCAACCATCTGAGTATAAGATGAAGGACATTACACTAAAGTCTGGCACTAAGATTAAGCGCACTAAGGAAGAACTGGAAGTAGCTGTAGATAGGTATATAGAAGAGACTCTTAATTCTGAGTTTTGTTCTGATCGTTGCAAACACCTAAGAGCTAGGCCTACTTACTTGAGTTTAAAAAGTAAGATGATGGAAAAAGCAGAACGGTATGGATGTAAAGTTCTGACCAACGCTTCCTTCACAGTAGGCCAAAATAAAGAGTTGTGTAAGGATTTAGAACGTATTGCTGAGAGATTTCCTTACGTACAGGATATTGTAGAATATCTTACATATAAACACAGGCGTTCAAGTATTTTAGGTGGAGATGCAGATTGGGATAGTGATGAAGAAGCTGAAAAAGGGTATATGGCTCATGTAAGGGAGGATGGGAGAATTGCTACGGAAGCTGATACTTGTGGTTGTGCATCAAGTAGATTTAAGCATAAAAAGGTTACGAATATTCCTCGTACTACATCTTTATATGGCAAACAGATGAGGGCTTTGTTTGGAGTAGATAAAGATTACTTACAAGTTGGGTATGATTTTGATAGTCTAGAGAATGTAATTCAGGCACACTACACTTGGGGTTATGATAGTGAGGATAAACCTTACTGTAATTCTCTAGTAAGACCTAAACCTCTGGACGCACATACAATCATGGCAGAAGCCTTGTCTCTAACATTAGGTACAACATTTGATAGAGGTAGTGCCAAATCTGTGAACTATTGTATTGCTTATGGAGGACAAGCACCTAAAGTAGCTCAGACTATCGGCTGTGATGTCAAAACAGGAGAGAGAGTATTTGACACCTACTGGGAAGTTGCTAAACCTCTCAAGATACTACAGGATAAGTTGACTAAATGGTGGGAAGTAAAGGGAGATAAGAAGTATATTATCGCTCTTGATGGCAGGAAGATATATACTAGGGCTAAACATGCCCTCTTAAATTCTTTATTCCAAAGCGGAGGGGTTATTTGTGCTAAAGTAGCGGCAGTTTACCACGATAAGTTAATTAATGATGCAGGACTATCTTGCGATTTCTTTAAGGATGACTGGAGAAATAAGAAGTTCTCACAATCACTTATAATGTTTCATGATGAAGCGCAGATAGAAGAGAACCGTGAGAACTTTATATTTAAATCTTTTAATAGTAAAGAAGAAGCGTTGACTTTTAGTAAAGAAGATGATAAGATATGGTCTGAGCCTATTTATAAAGGAGATAGAGTGTTCTTAGGTTGGAGTCTATCCTCTGAGCTGATAACCAAGGCAGTAGATATGACTACAGAACATTTTAAGTTGAAAGTACCATTGACCGCAGGGTATGCAATTGGTAAAGATTGGTCGGACTGTCACTAAAGAGGGTGGCTAAATTTAAAAAAGATGGTAAACAAAAACATCTAGGTAATCATGTATTGGAAACAGATGCAGCCAAGGCCTATAATGACTACGCTTTTAAGATTAATGGTGAATACGCCTACTTAAACAAAATAGAGGATTAACATGAAGAATGATTATGTAGAAACTATAGTAAATAAAATACCTATCTCTAGACAAGTAGAAGTGTACAATAAACTAGATAACTGGGAGTGGTTTGAAGAATTACCAGAAGATGAGCCTAATTACTATGTACCTAATAGTGTAAGAGGATATTTTCTTTATTTTCTACAGAAAGCTATAAGTCGTAATTTTAGTGGCAAACGTAAACCTAATTCACCCTCCCCTGTACTATGGTCAGACATAGTAGAAGAAAAAGTAGGAGGTTATAAAGACAGATGTAATAGGTATAGTGTATTTATGAATAGCTATAGGAATAAGAGTGTAGAGGGTTTAACACAAATAGATTTAATAAGAATGTTGAATAAATTAGATGAAATCAATGGAGAAATAAATGAACGATAAAACAAGATATAAAATTGGAGATGAACTAAAAGCAACCTTAGTTATCACAGAAGAGGATGAATATGATGATGAAAAACATTATTCTTTAGAGGTTAAAGGATTACCTGATGCAGGTATAGATAATGTTTTCACTCAGGAAGAATTAGATCAAGTATTCAATCGTGCTTTTATTAAACGTAAATTACAAGCTGATATTGATAAAGCAACTAAACTATTAGAGGAGATGAATAATAATGATGCCTAAATTTCTATCACAAGTCCCTATTAATGACTTCGAGCATGAAGATGGAGGTAAGGGATTAACATTAACGTATGAATGGTTAACTGAACAACTTAGAATAGGAGGGGTTATGGAAAGTAATGAGGTTATTAGTCAAGTAAATGTAGCACATGAAGGTATTGTGTTATTTGTTAAGGAGGGAATGTAATGTTATTTTATATATTATGGTTATTGGCTTTTATAGCAGTAATACTAGGAGTCATAAAGTCATTCCATAGGTATGATGAAGGTGGAGGCTTCTTTATGATAATATTTGGTATAGTATTTTGTATTATACCCCTAGTATCTTGGATTAGCCATTCCAGTGATCTTTCTAACATTAAGAACCAACACTTGAATATAAAAGAATATCAATTGCGTGTGGATAGTTTACAAGAGAGGTTAAATAACTTTGACTACCCAGTAGGCGCATTAATGAATGCAGATACTCCAGTTGCAGCCATTGTTAACTCACTGTCTCATGCAGAGTCAAAACTATTAGCAGCAAAAGAGAGTATGATTGAAAGTATTAAAGACGTAGATGCTAGAAAATTAGGGCCAATGTCAGGAGTTATTAACTTCGTTGGCGATTATAAACAACAAACTGAATTAAATTAATAGGAAATGTAATATGACGACAGTAAACTTTAAATATGAAAATGGTGACTTACTTAGAGATAAAGTAACTAAACTGGAAGGTATTGTGCGTGTACGTGCAGAGTATTCTACAGGGTGTCACCACTATGGATTGCAACAACAGAAGGTATTAGAAGCGGGGGGTACTCCAGAGTGGGTGTGGTTAGACCAGTCACAATTAGAGTTAGTAGAAAATGGTGTGGTAACTTATGATGTAAACCCAGAGACTACTAGTGGGTCATTTCCATCAGGGCCTAATCAGTAATAAACTAATTAAATTAAACTAAGAGGAAATGTAATATGAGCTTGAAAAAGAAACAACTAGAATCACAAGGCGAAGGTCTTAACTACAACTTCATTCACGGTCAAGTGGAGGACGATACACATGATGCACGCATCTCTGTTATTATTGATGCTGGAACACAGGAAGCAGCAGAAGCAGTGTATGGTACTAAAATGGATGTTACTAACGTATCGTACTTCTTAACAGAAGAGGAAGCATTTGATTATGGAGATCGTGCAGAGAAGATTGTAGGTGGGTATATCTATGGAGAAGAAGGCTGGGATGAGCAGCCAGAAGAAGTAGAGGCTACTAAGGAGATTATCGAAGAATACAAAGTAGATGCAGAAGTAGGACAGACATTATATCAAGTAAACTTTAAGATCGTGCAGCCTAAGCCAAGGGAAGAGGTTATCTATGCTGTAGACTTAGTAGACACGTATGTTAATTATAAAGAAGATGGTACAAAAGAAGATGCACTTCAATACCGCGTGTGGTTAAACCAACGTGATTTTATGACTAAAGAGTTGAAAGGCTTCTCTACTAACTTTGCACCACCTAAAGGTAAGAACAACAAGGGTTGGACATTCTCTCCTTTATCTATGCACTCTAAGTTAGCAGAAGCTACAGGTGAGCTAGATATTATCAACCCTCAGAGCGCAGATCATGGTGATCTATCTTTATTACTAGATAAACCTATTGGCATCCCTACTACACAAAAGCACTCTGAAAGTAATGGTAAGGAATATATTAACTTAAAGATTGGTGCGCCTGTACGTCTATCTAAGAAATTACTTAACTTAGGTATTACAGAATTAGATTGCACACCAGAAGCTATTGATTTTGAGACAGCTACAGTAGAGCAATTTGAGAATGCTAAACCTAATAAATTGGTGATTGCTAAAATCAAGAAGTCTATTGATTATGAAGGCTCTCAGATGCAGAAAGCATTAGAAGAGTGGGAAGCTAGTAAAGGAAGTTCTAATAAAACTGAGGTAGCCGATGAAGATAAGCAAGAGACATCCAAAGAAGAAGTTCCTAAGAAGTCAGTTGAGAAAGCGAAGGCTAAAACTAAAGCTCCTGTAGATGATGAAGAAGTAGATGCAGATGATGTATTTGGTTTAGATGACTAAGCAATAATAGCATACACAAGGATGTGTATAATCTAGGAGGACGTATGGGATTAAAGAAGAATAAACCAGTAGACGGAAGATTAAAACAGTTTCCAGATAGTAAACTAACAGCAATCTTAGATACAGATTGGTGTGCTTATAGTATTGCGAGTGTGGGAGATGAGTTGTACATAGAGGTTACGCACAATGGTACAGGCAAGACTGTAGAGTTTAAAAATGTAACTGAGTTCAAAGGTAAAGGTAAGCAATTAGGTGGCTGGTTAGGGGAACAGAATATTAAACGTGAGGCTAAAGGTAAGCCATTACTGTCTCTTGATGACTTCACTATAGAGCCTAAACAAAGACGTAAGAAGGAGTATGAATATAAAACTATCAAGGAAACTGAATATAATAAGAAAGATTATAGAGGGTGGACTGTTATAGGTGAACCTGATTTAGATGGGGATATTCAATTAAGAAAACCTATTACGGATGATGAAGCCTTAGTACGAATCTTCTATTCTGCCAAATCTACTATTAAGAAAGCATTAGCGGATTTAGGTACACATAAGTATGAATCTTACTTAGGAAAAGGTGGTAAATACCGCGAGGATTTATCTACACTGCTAAAGTACAAAGGTAATAGAGATAATACTTTACGCCCTCTTGTAATGAAAGATGTAGTAGAATATTTAGAACGATCCTTTGATAGTACCGTTATAAATCACATCGAGAATGATGATGCAGTTGTAATGAGGGCTTATGGTGATCCTAATGCTGTAGTAGTAGGAGAGGATAAAGATTTCTATGGATGCCCAGTAAAATTCTTTAATGCTAATCGTCCAGAAGAAGGTATTATAGATGGAGATTGTTTTGGAGAGTTACGAAGAGAGGGGGCTAAGAATAAAATAAGAGGTCATGGCAGATTATTCTCTTATTGGCAAATGTTAGCTGGTGATTCGTCTGATAATTATAAAGCGAGTTGTCACTCTGATGTTAGGTATGGAGATGTAGCAGCTTATAATGACCTTGTAGATTGCAAAGATGATAAAGAAGCTCTAGAGAAAATGATAGAGGTGTTCAAGCGTTTATATCCAGAACCTAAAGTAGTTAAATCATGGAGAGGCCATGAGATGCTAATAGATTGGTTGTATGTAGCTAGAGAGCAATTTAGAATGGCTACCATGTTACGTTGGGAAGGGGATAGTAGAACGTTGGATACGGAGCTTGCTAAGTATAATGTGGAGTATAGTTATGAAAACTGAATATAAACTATGGCACTTTACCTATGAAAGTGTAGGTAAAGTTACTGTTATATATTGGAAAGATGTACCTATAGTAGAAAGGGTATGTAATCAGGTAATGATATTTGGATGGTGGCTATATTAGGAGGAGTAACTAATGAAACAAGTAGCAATACTATACAAAGGTGATAAACCATCTTACCCAGAAGTAGAGGATATGGAATATACATACATTAAGAATCCTTGGCATGTACATGGTATGGCATTCGATGGACTGATAGTAGATGATATGAGTATAGATAAGAGTTTGGTTAAACAAGCTATGAGTTATGTGAGAGAAGGTGACTATGACACCTGATGAAGCGCATACTTTCCTAATGAAATCTATAGATAAGGCATACTCTAATCTAATACGCGAATCAAATAAACCTAAAGGTATTAAGTTTATAAAAACCCCTGATAATGATTTTATGGTAGGATTTACTATAGACTATGATAAAAGTATGATTACATCTATACAACTAAGAGGTAGTATAAAACAAGTGACAATAAAAGGTGCATTAAGTTATGAAGACATTTAGTATGAGTCAATATGTGAGCAAAGAGGATTTATTTGAGGCCAGATCAGTATACTATGAGAATCTAGTATATGAGTTGGCAGATAGATTAGTAGAAGAGGGTGTATTGTATAAGAATGAGTATTCCCAGTATTTTTGGAGCGAGACACAGGAGTTATTAGGATGAGTAATACAGATTTCAATAAATTAGCAAAAGAGATTCACCAGTACAATAAAGAAGCGGGATGGTGGGATGATGATAGAGAGATTGAGACAGCATTAATGTTAGTAATAACAGAAATAGCTGAGGCTACAGAGGGAGAACGTAAAGACTTAATGGATGACCACTTACCTACAAGAAAAATGGGTGAAGTAGAGTTAGCAGATGCTTTGATTAGGATGTTAGATATAGGTGGTTATTTAGGACTAGAGTGTTTGGATATTTCTAGTTACTGGGAAGATAATGACTACTCTATATTTAAAGAGCATCTAGAGCTTTGTTCTGTAGTGGTGGATTTCTACTCACGTCTTGCAGAAGGTGCTAGAAAAAGATATTTATCCTTTCTATATACACAATTCATAGCAGGTATTATTACAATCTCTGGGCAGTTTAATTATGATGTCATATCAGCTATGTATGAGAAATTAGAATACAATAAGACTCGTCCTGACCATAAGAAAGAGAATAGGGCTAAGGTTGGAGGTAAGAAGGTATGAATGAAGAATACACCTTACTAGAGTTAAGCGTAGTAAACGGGAAACTAAGTCTACTTAATTCCTATGTAAAGACGCTAGATAATACTAGCCTACGATTGGTGAAGAAGCACATAGATGAGAGGATTGATGCTGGATTAAAAGGTGAGTATGATATAAGAGATGCTAATACGTATCAGGAAGTACTTGATTCTAGCAGTAGTATAGATTGGAGGTACTATAGGTATATCGTTAATGAAGATGGAGATGGGCTGTGTATGGGGATTATTAAATGAGTAAAAAACTCTTAGCAATAGATCAATCCTTGCGCTGCACAGCTTGGTGTATATTTGAAGGTGATAATCTAGAATCATTAACATCCTTTGGTTGTATAAAGACTTCTAAAAATGATGGTGACTTATTTACAAGAGTAAGTATTATATCTTCTCAATTAGAAAAGTTAAGCAAGCAGGATATTACACACCTATGCAGAGAAGGTCTATCATTTGGCGGAGTAGGTAATGCTACAAGAGATTTAGCTTACCTTGTAGGTGCAGTAGAGGCTACAGTAGGAGAACCTTTTGCAGAGGTATCTCCCACGTCTGTGAAGAAGTTTGCAACAGGTTCAGGCAGAGCTGATAAGGGAGGTATGATAGCAGCATTACCTAGCAGTATAAGTGAATGGTTTATAAGTAAGAACTATAAGAAGACCACAGGATTAGCTGACTTAGCAGATGCTTATTTCATTGGTCAGTATTTTATAGATAAATTGAGGAATAGTGTATGAGCGGTATAAAGATAAGTTTCGTAGATAAAGATTACAAAGGAAAGTTTAAGAGTTGGGGTCTAAGGCAAAATGTCTCTTTGGAGGATGTAGGTAATAGGGACAGGGAAGTTGTTATTAGTAATCTAAAAGAGAAGTGTAAGTTACCTTGGAGAATATTTCTACATCAGTTAGAAGAACTGTGCATAACTGAACTCTTAATAATTGAATCTGATCCTAGTATTTATCCTGAGACATACTATGTAGATGATTTACCAGTGGCCTTTAAGATAACAGAAGATAATGAGGGTATAACCTTACACGCAGAAGTTAATTGTGATTATCTAGAAGAGATAGTTTGCAAGGTAAAAGTGGAGGCATCCAATGATTAACACTAAACTCCAGTTAATAAACCTAGAGGATGTGCTAGTCTACCATAATGGAGAAGAGATATACAAATTAGAACATGATGATGTAACATATTATAAAGATGCAGCTATTAAGTTTCTTAAAGATAGAGGTTGTTTATTTGAAGAATTGATTATGGAGGATTAAAATGTCCAATAATTATGTACAAGAAATGATTAAAGAGTTAGACCATTTAGAGTGGAATGATCGTAGTAAATATCCACTCCTTAAAGAGTTAATTAAATCAGTAGGAGAATTACAACAAGAAGTAGCCACCCTAAAATCACAATTAAATACAATTGGGAAGAATATATGAGTAGTTTAAAAGATGATAAAGTAAAGTTACAAGTGGTAAAGTTGGACGAGGGTGGGTATACACAGTATGAGATTCAAGATATTACACAAGTAAGGCAATCTACTATATCCGACTTCTTGTGTAAGAAAACCCATATCAGGTGGTGGAATGAATATGAGAGTGATAAGAGTAATTTACTTCCCTACAATCCTGAGAAGGTGGAGGTTAGTTTTACTAATGAAGTACTTAACTCTCATTATAAACAAATGTCAGATAAACCTCTCATGAAGATTGAAACTACAGTAGGTGATATTGCAGATGATTGTACACACTTTGTAATACCAGATACTCAAGTAAGGCCAGACATCAGCTTAGATTATTTACACTGGGTTGGTATGTACATTGCTAATCGTAAACCAGATGTAATCATTCATCTAGGTGATCATGCAGATATGCCATCGTTATCTAGTTATGATAAAGGTAAACGTTCAGCAGAGGGTAAGCGACTTCATGAGGATATTAAAGCGGCAATAGATGGTATGCAAGTATTATTGAAACCTTTATACGATCTACAGCAACAAGAATTAACGGAGTACGGAGAGATTAGATATAAGCCTCGTATGGTGTTCACATTAGGTAATCATGAGTTTAGGATTATGAGGCACGTAGATTCCAACCCTGAGTTACACGGCTTCTTTGGCTATGATGATCTCAAGTATAAAGAACAAGGTTGGGAAGTGTATGATTTCTTGAAGCCAGTGATTGTAAATGGTGTCACGTATGTACACTTTATGGCAAACCCTATGAGCGGAAAGCCCTATGGAGGAGCAGCCCTCAATGTACTAAAGAATGTGGGAGAATCATTTACACAAGGTCATAAACAAACCCTAGATGTAGCTACACGCTTCCTTCCTAGTAGTGGTAAACAACAGTGGGCTATTATCGCAGGAGCTTGTTATGTACATGATGAGGACTACAAAGGCTACCAAGGCAATAAGCATTGGAGAGGTGTTGTGGTTAAACATAATGTAGTAGATGGCAGCTTCAACCCTATGTTTGTAGACTTGGATTATTTAGGTAAGAGATATGGAGAGTAACATGCAAGAAGAATTAGACTTAGATAAAATCAAGTTAACCCTCCAAACTATAGCATCTACAAACTATAAGATTATAGATGATGATGTAGAACTAAACACATGGCCTAACTTATTAGTACAATTTGCTTATGTACTTAAAGACGCTGGTTATGATGTACCTATAGATTTAGTTGATAAATATCTTTACAAAGGTGTGATGAAGGAGTATAATCATAGACAAGAAGTTAAGAAACTAGAAGGTCAATTAGATTTACCACTGGAGTAGTATATGAGTAAAGGTATTATTGGAGTAGACGTAGACTTAACAGTTGCAGATTCCGACATAAGCCACTGGGACTGGCTTGGGCAAGTATCTAAGGATGGTAACTCATGTATGCCTAGCGGCGTATTAGACTACGACCTTAGTACCTACTTCAATTTACCTAATTATATAGATAGCATGGACTTCTGGAGGTCTGATGATTTATATGATGCAAGGCCTCGTGATATAGAATTAGACTACTCTACTAAAAGAATTATAAGAAGACCTATACAACCTATTAAGAATAGTGTACAATGTTTACAGTCATTATCTTCTAGAGGATGGGAGATTGTATTTATATCACATATCAAGGGCAATCATCATAAGAGTAAGGTTAATTGGCTTAAACGTCACTTCCCTTTCATGGATGGGTTCGTTGCTACCCAAGAGAAGCACTACATTAATTGTGATGTACTTATAGATGATAGGCATAATCATTTGAATAATAGCAGCATTCTGATAGATAAGATAAAGTTTGACACAGTGTATGAACAGAGTGTAGAATTAGAACATGCAGATTTGATTAGCAATGATTGGATTGAAATTGAAGAGTTTATTAATAAATTATAGAGGGTTAAGATTATGCAGTATTTAGGATTAAGTGTTATTGGTATTTGGGTGTTGTGTGTGGCAGCATGGTTAACGCATATTATTCATTGCTTACTAGCGGCTAAGTATTTATTACTTATTGCAGGAGCATTTATATTCCCAGTAGGTATTATACATGGTATTGGTATTTGGTTCGGAGTTAGTTGGTAATACCTTTTAAACATACCTAGACGACTGCTAAGGAGGTTAGGGAGTACCCCTAGAAGCTCCATATCTCCATCCTAAGCAACGTTTAGCGTTTAGTAGTAGGGTAGTTAGGGTATAGATAAGAGTGGCTTAGAGGGGCTTACAGGAGCATATAACATTAATTAAGAGGAATAGATTATGAGTGGAATTGAGATTGGATTGACTATATGCGTAGGTATAATTACCATAACTATATCTATATTTGCTTGGTGGTTACGTAGGGAGTATTTTCGTATAAAGGAAGAGGATACTTATCGTCTTAATATGAGTAGAGATTATAGAGCGTCTGTACTAGATGATATTCATAAAGTCAGAGAGGAGTTAAAAGAAGTTAAACTGCACTTAGGCTTTGTAGATAAGAAATATCCTTTTCAGGGGTTTCAGCGTAAGCCTTCAAGATCAGTACATCAACGTATAAACCTGCTAATGGATCACCTAAACCTAGAGATTAAAGAAGGTGAGCCTAGTAAGACTATATTGGTTAAGAAGAAGCCAATTAAAAAGGGTAAGTGATATGGAGATTTTTATAGTAATAGTAGGAATCCTTTATGTAGGTACTATGCTCTACACGATATGGGGCATACATGATAATCTAGAAGATATATTAAAACTATCTTATAAAAAAGACGTGGACGAGGATAGGGGTGAATAACTAATGAAGGTAAGTATAACTGATCTATCAGGTAAAGTAATTATATTGAATGCACCTAAGAACTCAGGCAAAGATACTATTGCTGATGCTATCTGTAGTAAAATGGCTAGTACTCATAGGCAGTTTAAACAAAAACTGTATGAATGTACTGCTACATTATTTAATTGGGATTTAGATACATTTATATATGCAGCAGAACATAGAGTATTAAAGGAAAAACCTGTTGCAGCACTAACCGTACCAAGTGCTGAGTTCCATAAGATTACAGCTCTAACTAAGTCTAATAGAGCATTTACGGTAGATGATAATTATAATGTCCCTATCTCTCCTAGAGAAGCATTAATATATGTATCTGAGATTGTAATTAAGCCTAGATTCGGAGATAAGTACTTCGGAGAATCTGCTGCTACTCTTGTTAAAGATGATACAGATGGGACTATATTCAGCGATGGAGGCTTCCAAGAAGAACTATTACCTATTGTAGATGTCGTAGGAGAGAATAATGTATATATCGTACAGTTCACTAGAGGTGATAAGAAAGACTTCTTAGGGGATAGTCGAGATTGGCTACAACCTTATGGTAATATACACTTGCTTAATACAACTAATGATGGTACAATAGATGAAATTGTAGAGGAGATACTGGAGTGGACAGAGAGTGAAGTTTAAGAGTGATAAAGAAAGGTGTTATGTGATACTAAATACATATATGAAACACTATATGAATACAGAAGAGAACTTACCAGAGGATAAGCTGATTAAGCGTTACAGTCATACATGGGAGTTTAAGAAGTTAATTATAACCTATCGTATTCATAGGTTGTATAATAAGATTAAGGATGGTATTATAATGGCTTACTTAAAATATATAATGAGGGTGTAAGATGACGAAGTATTATGATTGCATAGGTACAGAAGTAAAGATAGGCGATAGTGTTGTCTTTGCAGAAGATGATAGTATGGAGTTACTTGTAGGGGAGATTAAAAGTTATGATGAGAAAGGTCATATTAATAATCCAGAAGTAGGTATATTCGAAGTAGAACATGAAGGGTTAATCTTTAGACGCTTTAAAGAAGAGATTTACTACATAACCACATTAGATGAATTAGGAGGGTAATATGAATAAAGATAATATGACAGTAGTGCTTAATATAGAATTAACGGGGGATTGCAGTGAGGAAACTATTACAGCTATCGTTAAGAAAGAATTAGATAAGCAACTACTTAATCATAAACCTAAGTTCCCTAAGTGGGAAGAGTTGGGAGAGATTAAGGGGGCATGGGTTACTTCGGAAGCAGAGGTATTAAAGTGTCGTGTATGGAAGCAACCTACTGTTAACAATAAAAATATTTGGCCTACTGAAGAACTAGCAGAGGCATCCCTAGCACTATCACAATTAGCACAATTACGTGATTATGTAAATGGTGATTGGAAGCCAGATTGGACTACTAGTTATACTACCAAGTATATTATTTATTGTAATACATTAGGGGTTTTAGATTGTTATGAGAGTGAAAATATAGTTCAACACTTCCTAGCATTCAAAGATGCAGAAACACGAGATGGATTCCTAGAAGCTTATCGTGACTTAATTGCAGTTGCTAAACCTTTATTGTAGGCTATCATTATGTATAATGAAATTGAAAGAAGGTCTATACAAAGAAATGGAGGTTGTAGGGGGTGTAATAGAAGTTTATATAAAGGAGATAAAATAATCTATACATACACTTCCCTAAATAGGGGGCAGAGTATTCTTTTCTGCCTAGACTGTGCAAAGGTTATTGGAGAATTAAGTGTTGCAGAGGAAGACTGCGTAATAGCAGTATAAACATGCTCCTAGAACGCCCTACATTCCATTCTAAGAGCTTTTTAGCTTGAATAGGTAGGGTAGGTAGGGGTAATATCAGAGAGCCGTACAGAGGCTTACAGGAGTGTATAAAATGATTAATGAGAAGTATGAAGGTACAGATAAGATTATTGAAGTAGGGGATAGGGTTATGTATGGAGGGGAAGTTACTGAGATTGTTGATATAAACCTTTATGAAAGGTTATCTAATGATTATAAACTGGGAAATAGTGTATGGTTAGTGACGAAAGGGTCTTTACAATACATAGGGGGTAAAACACCTCATAAACATAGAGATTTAATCATTGCATGGGCAAATGGGGTTGAGATTGAGTACCTAACAGTGGATGGGACGTGGGATAGTATGTTTAGTCCTATTTGGAATCCTCTGTGGGAATATCGCATCAAACCTTCTAAATCTCCTAAACAATTACACAAAGAACGTATCCAGAAAGAGATGGAGAAATTAGCTAAAGACTTAGAGGCATTAGATATATGATTACAGCAGCAGAACGTGAAGCTGAGTTTAGGAAGGATTGGGAGGCTCTACTAGATAAACATGAAATGATAGTAGATTATGATGATGGACAGTTAAACCTGTATGGCTGGACTAGATATACAGAAGATGGCATAACCACAGAGAAAGATTTTGTAAATTTTAACCTATAAACAATAACCCCATAACATAAGAAACAATAATATGACAGCAGTAACGGAGTTAACACTTGTGGTAGACAATGAAGAGTCATTTAAGAAAGAATTATTTAATCAGATCATGGAGGCAGGGGATCATATAGCAGAAGAAGCTTTCACATTAGTTAATAAACGATTAGCTATAGAGAAGGAAGTGAAATCATTCCGTAGAAGTATTAAAGTGCCTAGACAGCTACCACTAGAATTAGTAGATACAGATCATCCAGAGATAGATAAGATACTATTCAATGCGGGGTTCGATACAATCAATTCTAAGTGGATTATAGATATCTGTTGTTATACATGGCAAGATAAGATGAAGTGTGGTGCTGTTGTACTAGGCACAGAGAGATTAGATAAGAAGTGGCTACAGAGTGGTAATCGTAGTGATGATGCCTTTTATTATACAAGTAGAGAAGTATTACAAGATGGTATGAAGCGGTGAATAAAAGTACACTACAGTTTAAGATATACCCTGTGCTAAACAGGCAGGGTGTTAGATATATAGTAAAAGAGAATAAAATGTTTGGCAAGTATCTCGCATATACAGAAGGAGATAACTTTACTAAGACTTATAGAGAAGATGCAACCAGTTGGAGTAGTCCTGATAAGGTTGTAAGATGTCTTAGTAAGGCATTTGGAGATAGGTTTACAATAGTAGATAATTATTTATAAAATACTATCAATATTATATAGCTTTATGTGTCCTATCGAAGTTATAATTTATCTTATAAATATCTACTATAGCATTTGATCGTACATAAACTGTTGCACCATTTGCTTCCCATGTACCTAATGTATAAGCACTAGGTAAGCCATAAACTATACCTCGCTCAACACTCGCACCTTTAGGGAATACAAAAGTTTGCTTATATAACTCTCCAACCGCCCCACCTATATCTACCCATACCTCAAGCCATTGGTTTGCTGCCGAAGGTACTGCTTTAAAATAAAGCATCATATCTAAAGCATCTCCATTCCTACCTGTAATTACAGAACCATCATAAAACGTTGCAATATCTGAGGGTTTTTGACTATCAATAATAGTACCCGCATTATTAGGCAGGATAGTATCTGTATCTGCCGACACTGTAAACGATGTCCCTAAATCAACATGAACTGTATCGACATAACTAGCCCACCCAGATGTATTACCACTTAATTTACCACTTCCTCTTTCACCTATTATTATAGTCATAATAATCTCCTACACTTCTTGTACGTTAATAGTAGTCCCTAATGTATCTCTAGCCTTGCACCATATCTTTAAACTACCTACTAATGTATTGGCTGTAGCATAAGGGTTATCTGTATTAGTTATGGGTACTCCTAGTGTATCAGAGTCAACTGGTGTAGCTGTCTGTTCTAGTACTAGCAATTCTCCACTTCCCTTGTTAGTAATCAACATAGGTGTTCCTACAGCAATACCGCTCACTGTATTAATATCTATCCAAGTTTGCCCTATAATAATATCTGGTAATGTCTGTGCCATAACGTATTTCTCTTATTTTAAATGTAAAAAAATCCCCTAACTTAACTACGCAGAGGGGGACATAGTGTTAGGGGATTAGTTTAATTAGTAATTGTATTGTATATTATTCTTATCAGTTCATCTTATCCATAACTTTACTAAATGTATCTTGTAACATCTTAGACATAGTTTCTTGCGCTACTATAGCATCTTTTATCTTCTGTTGGGATTTCTTGTTAAGCTGATTAAGCTCTTCTCCTCTCTTCTCGCACTTCTCTAGAGAACTTCTAATCTCAGCTAACACTATATTAGACCGCCTTTCTCTAGCTTCACAAGCCTCCCTTCCTTCTTTATTCTTATCTAATTCTTTCTTTATCTGTGTATTACTCTTACAGTTCTGCTTCCACATTAGAAACATACCTGCTATTGCGAATAAAGCAGCAAATGCTAACGTAAGTGTGAGTAGTGTTGTACTACCTCCTATCACTCCTCCTGCTGCTAGACTTACTTCTCTTATGAGTTCTTCTGTTTCTCTTGGCATTCTTCCATATCCTTAAAGCGAATATTAGGACTAAGAACTGTATCACCAACAAACTGTAATACTCCATTTCCGACATACTGTTCCCTATCTTCTTTATCGTATAGGATGTATATAGCTACTAAGTAGAATAAGATAAGTAGTGTATTGTATATCCAATTTTCTCCTAGTACAGTGACTAAGGACACTCCTGTATTATCAAATATATAATTACTAAGATGTATGTAGTGATACTTATACCAACTCTCTGATCCTATTATATTCAACCCTACTTCCGCAATAGATAAGTAAACTATATTATCTCTTAGAGTAGAATCCTCTAACCATGCTATAATAGCTATCACTGTAAATGCAGCCATAGAGTTGAATAGGTGTATCTGAGGCATAGGTAGATTATATACCAGCTTACCTAACACATAAGGTACAACTGCTGCCAATACAAACAACAAACTAATACCAGCACCTTGTTTAAGAGGGTGTGTTATTGCATAGTATAAACATATACATATAAGAATAATCCAGAGAGTAGTAAACATTACTATTACTTCCTCACTTTTGGCTTATCTGCGCTATTACGTGGTGCTGTACTTGGTGCTGACATATACTTACTCTCTCTTGTTAGTTATTAATTAATTTGATTCTATACCTTATCATACATGAAGTATAAAGTCAAGTGTTTATATACTCATCTAATACAGACATGAACCCTCTAAAATCACCTTTAGGTATGACAGGGAAATCAGACCTTATCCCATTTCTACTTGTATATATGTAGATATGTTTTTCGGGATACCTTCTCTGAATATCTTTAGCTATATTAGTCCCTATTAAGTTACCTAGATGATAATCTATAAAGATAATATCAGCGGCTTCTATTAAAGATTCATCTACTTCTTCTGTAGTGTGATAAATACAATCGTTCCTAGCCTCTAAATAGCATTCAATTAAAGTTCGATGTGCTTCTGAATCTTCTATAAATAATACATTATTCATTATTAGCCATAAACTGTTCTACAGTCCTAGTGAAAGTATCCATAGTAGTTTGCCTAGCTACCTCAGATTCTTTTAATTGCCTTTGGGCTTCCCTATTAAGGAGATTAAGTTCATCGTTCCTTAACTTAGTAGTAGTTAATTCCTTTCTATAAGCTTCCCTTTCCACATGGCAAGCTCTTTGGTCATCCTCTACTAACTTTAATTTTCTTTGTAAGTTTTCTTCATTAGTTTGGATACTCTTAGTATTAGCTCTTACTAGATATGCACAGTAATATACTAATATTCCACTGAATATCAACATAAGTGTATTGGATAATCCGACACTACTTACTAGGTTAGGAACTTGTTTCAGTATTCCTTCTATCATTAGAGTTCCTTGTATTAATACTCTTTAAACATACCCCTAGAAGGCTCTAGATTCCATTCTAAGGGCGTTTCTCTGTTTCTAGGTAGGGTAGCTAGGGGTAGATTAGTAAGCCCTTAGAGGGGCTGTATGGAGCTTCTACTTGGGTGTTATCATACTTTTAATCTTACTGCCTAATGATGAGCCGAAGAAGAATGACACTACTGTTTGTCTCTCTGCTAACAATTGTCCTATGACTACACCTATTAGATTAGATATAATAGCAATAGTAGCCGGATCATCTAGTTTAAAATAGGAAGTAGTAAATACAGCACCTACGTTGATAAGCACCAATACGAAGATAATAACTAGATTCTTAGACATGATAGATTCTGCTATCTTATCTGCCTGAACATTATGCACCTTATACTGACTACTAGCTCTCTCCCTGCTTTCCTCATCCATCCGTTCTAGGATAGTCTCATTCTCCATTACTGCCATCTTAAATTCATAAGCCAGTTCAGGGTTATTAGATAAGATACGTTCTGCATTATCTACTGAACTCTCCCCTGTAACCTCTTTGGCTATATTAGAGACTAATTCAATAGTTTCTTTCTTCTTATTCTTACTAGAGAACAAATCAATTACATCTGGTACAAATTTGAGTAACCCTAGTGCTAGTAAACTCATACTTCCTCCTTACACTTATACTCTTTAATATAAGCCTTATAACAATGTTTAGGATCATTAAATAACCAATCAATAAACTTTTCAAATGGATAGATATATGAACGCTCTAATCCTTTAGCTCTTTCCTCTATTGCTTTCTTACCTGTAACTCCACTAACAGTTTTATATGTAGTGGAGAATAAGACAGATGCCCCCATTACATCTATTCCATGTGCTATAGCAAATATATAGAAATTAAACTCTTCAAAGTCTGTTATCTTATATACAAGGTTTCTTATAATGGATAGTGGGATGAGAAGAAGAGAGGCAACTATAGCTAAGAGTAGTAATCCTATATTTCTTATAAACATGGTTAGCTGCCTATGAAGTTAGATTTAGTATGTGCAATCCTGAATGGTAGCCACACGGCTTCAAAAGCATCTATATTAGATTGATTTATATTGAGAGTACTACCATTCTTAAATAAGAAATCTCCTATATCAACACCATCTCTAATGTAATCCTTTACTGAATCTAATCCCCATTGATCTTCTTTGAATGCGCTACACATAACACCCTCAAATCCAACACCAGTTTGCATTGCTGTTTGACGTTGTTGCTCTAATGTAGGAAGTGGTGGTGTATTTTTAGCAGCGAGTAGTTCATCATATTCTTGCTCTATAATATTAACCAACCCTTCATGATTAGACTCGATAGGATCTATGAATAACTTCCCTTGAGCATTCTTAAAAAACTTTTTATCTGTCATATTTACACCTTTTTATAAAATCTCAAACCAATAATCAATAGAATCAGAACCTAGTGTTGTAACTTCGTATGTTTCACTAGGCAATACGTCAAAACTGATTGATGTGCCCTGTTCGTTACTTGTAATGGTTTGTCTGGTTCTTTCTACTATCACACCGTCAATCTCAAGTAATAATCCCGTTGTTTGAGCTGCGCCTCCAGCTATAGATGAAGACACTTGTACAGGTCTAACTCTTTTTGAGTTGTTTGTATGTACTACTCCAGAAGACCTAGCCATATTCACACGACCTTGCCCTAACCCTAGTGGAGCTTCATACCACTTAGATAACAATAATACTGTACAAGCCGCTGTTTCATCAACAAGCGATTTTGTGGTTGTACCACCGGCATGTTCCTCATTAACGACAACATTATCATTATCAGTTATAACATCTACTGTAAACTCTGCGTTGTTATTCGTAGTAGATGTAACTTGTATTACATCACCAGTTTCTAAACCATCAATTATGCCTATACCTGTCAGTGCTATATTATTCGTTGAATTATTAAATGTGGCTGCACCTGTTACTATTTTAGTGGGTGTTATTTTAGCGTATTCCCAATAAGTATTAGTAATATCTAGTTCTGGGTCTTGCCCGCTATGGGCTTGTTTAGCTCTATATAGAACTCCATTTCTATCACAGTAACCACCTTCTAAATAAGAGAATCCACTTGTCCAAGGAATAATACCGCCGTGACCTTGTTTACTTACTTGACCTGTAATATGCTTATCTATACCACCTTGATCTAAATGTATTAAATCAGTATCTTCTAATGCTGTTGCTGTTGTTAATTCCGATAACGTCTTTGTTTCAACAGGAAAACTTGTTAATGTTGCCATATATTATCTCTTATCTCTCTAAGCTGTTTTCTTAAATACATTTACACTCTCAGTACCTATTGTATCCGTACCTGATAAAGTCCATGTACCACCTAATCTTGTACTAATAGCTGTAGCATCTTCTGCTGTAGTGGTTATGTGCAAATCTCCTACGATGTATCTATTCCTAAAATGATCTATCCATAAGAAGATATTATTAAATATAAAGTTTAGGAAAGGTCTAGGCCATTTACCTCGTACACTTATACCACTAGATTGTATCTGGTCAGGAGGTAAATATTTATTAGGATATGCCTGTAAGCCGTCTCCCTTACCTAAGTCGTACTGTTCTACTATATCTGTCGTAGCCCAGCTTAGTTGTACATCTGGTTCAGCCATTTATTATAATCCTGTTGTCAATTTCCAAGCTAGGATAGAACCATCGCTTAGTTCTATAGCTTCATTATTATTAGTAGTTAAGATACCATCTTCTGCAATAAACTGAGAAGTATCAAATATCTCTGCCATTGGGTTGACTACATCTTCATCTATTTCTGGTAAGAAAGAATGTGCATTACTCCATGATTCTATATAGGAAGGTGTGGCTAGTAGTGAGCCATCATCTAACTCTATTGCTTCATTATTATCAGTGAATATCAAATCCTGAGAAGATAGTATCTCTGATCCTACAAAGGAATCTCCTTCATCATCAAATACCAGAAGTGTACCAACACCAGCAGCAGATATTTCATCAAGGGTTCTAGCTAGTTTTCTAGTAGCACTTCTGTCTACATACCCCATGAAGAAAGCTGGGTAGTGTTCAAATAACTGGGGAGAGGGACAACCTGTTATAGATACTAGAATATCTAGTATTACCGGTTCTGTACCATCTGAGTTATTAATAGCTATACGTCTTAGAATAGCTAATCTATACTCATCATCTTCCATACCAGCACGATGTACACTATATAACCTACCATAGTTATTTAACTGTTCACCTTCTGCAACTAAGATACCTCTATCTTCTAGTAGTTGGAATATAGTGTCTTCAACTTTTTGTAACTCTCTTAAGGGAGTCTCTAGTAACCCTCTTGCTTTAGGTTTATCTTTCCAGAAGTCTATAAGGAAATCTAAACCATTAGCAACTACATCTTGTTTAGTAGGTGTAGCCATTAGATCACCTCTACAGTTATATCTGAGAGTATAGTCCTAGCATATTCTGTATCTGCAATAGATAACTTAGTTGTCTGCCAATTGACAGGATTAGGTATATCCCCTTGGTTAGTTATTTGTTGTACACTAACTATGAGAGCTTCTAATGAACCTACTGCTGTAATAATACCACCAAAGTAATTAATAGGTATTACATCTTGTCCTAGAGATAACTGATCTGTACTCTCTACAATAGATGCTTTAATTAAGTCAACACCATCTGTAGGAAAATCTGTTTCTGTATGCTCTGTGTATTCAATCTTGAATGCTAAATTGATAGTGGGAGGTCTAGTAATATATATAGTCTTTTGATCCCCATACTTATTAGTAGTTACTACACCTGTATTACCATAAGATTGAATACCAGCAGGTTTAGCTACCCTTACTGCTGTAGCTACGTCTAGATCAGTACCTCCTTGTACGATAGTCTCAAAACTATGTGCAGGCCTTCCTTCACCATCTGTAGCAGTTGTATCATTCTCTACTACCTTAGCTACTGTAACACCTAATGTAACTGTAACATCATCTTGGATAGCTTCTACTGTAGCCTTACCACCTGTGCCTTGAGAAGTGAGCATTCTTGCTCTATAGAGTTCATCTGACTCTCTATCTCTGCCTGTAGTGTAAGCTAAAGGGTTGGTAGTTGTTACATTAGAGTTTGTAACCATTCTAGTGATACTATTAGATGGAGCATCAATAGAACCAGAAACTTGTGCTTCTACATAACCAATAGATGTAACATTATGTGTTGACATATAAGCTAATGTAGATACTTTCAATACTTGATTATTAACACCCTCAATTACTAAGTAAGTGTTATCTGTATCTAATGTAGCTGTAAATACAGTAGGACTTGTTGCATCAATAGATGCTTTCAATCCAGTGATTATCTCTAAGGCTGTAGCACTACCATCGCTTGTAAATGTATAAGCTGTATCATTAATATTAATTCTATATAATGTAGAATCTAGTACTGTGTTAATAGAATACTCTACTTTTACACAAGCATTAGTTGTAATAGTAAGATTGGAAGTAGTTACAAACCTATCTAATGTATTAGGGTTTTCTAGAATAGCTCCAGTATTTAATATGAAGCCATTTTGTTGTGTAAATCTCTGTGTAGATGTAAAGGACTTAGCTGAGGGCTGTCTAGGAACATTAAGTAATACACCTATATCATCTAAACTTGTACCTTCTGCTTTAAGAGGGTTTTGAGAATTAACTACAACCTCTAATCCTTCTTCTAATCTACTTACTGTTGTAGCTAGAATGTTAGCATCTTGTCCAAACTTCTCATCATCTCTAATGGCTAGGTTCGGATCTACTAACTCTTGGTAAGAAGACAACATATCCTCAAGTACTTCTGGCTGTCTTCTTATTACTAATCCTTCGGCTGTTAATTCTGCCATTTCCCCTCCAACTTAATTATAAGGCTAGACTATCATTTAAGGTGATAGTACTTCCATCTTTAGTTTCTGCTATAAAAGATAAGGATAGTTTTCTAGTAGGTGTATCTAAGATAGATTCATACTCTACTATTCTTACTATATTCTCTCTATCTAAGATATCTTGCTGTACTAATGAGTCTAGTAATTGCTTAGTACCTTTACCTAAAACAGAAACATTATTATTCTCATTTTTTATCCAAGGTATTCCAGCTAAAATATTAAAATCCCATTCACCTTTGTATGTGGATAGGCTAATAAGAGTTTGCTGTTTACTGGACTGTTCTATTGTATCTGTGTACTGTGGCGAGCCATTAACTATAACTATATCACCATCATCACCTAATAAATAATCTACTGCCATTAGTCACCTATAAATATATTATCTGATCCTACACTTAATGTGTGACCACAAGTTGCTGCATCTCCAGCTCTACAAACTGCTATACCATTTACAAACACTGTGGAGCTACCTTCTGCCATTGTAGGAGATGCGTGTACTCCGTCTCCATGTCCAGTTATAGCAGCACCTACTAATACTACAGGTGAGCCATTGACTATTACATTAGAAGCTAATGCACCTATTATAGTACCACCAGCACTGTCTACTCCTACTCTACCTACACCTTTCATAAGTTATCCTAAGTGTTTATATTAACATTCGCTGCTGTAAGAGTAAGATCACCTGTAGATGTAATTGATGTATTACCACCTACTGTTACATTATAATCTGTAGCTACGTCTAAACTAACACTACCTGTAGGTTTCATTTTCCAACTACTACCAGCAAACTTAATCTCTACATCTGTAGGGTTAGGATGTAGATTGGTAGATATGGTGGGACATCCTAATGTAGCGAAACAATCTGTTACAGCGAACTTACGTTTATCATCAGGTGTAAGAGGTTCTGTACCATTACTACTGAGGTAGGTATCTAAACCTTGTTTACTAAATTCTAACTTAACCTTATCACCTACTTTCACAGGAAGAGAGATTAAAGCTCCTCCACCCTCTTGTAAGCAAACTACTACATTATATATAACAGGGAACTCTATGGCTTCTCCATCTTCATCAAAGTAGTTAATAAGTGGTTGTACATCTATCATCTGATTAGTTGAATAATCATTGACATTTACTACTCTAGCTGGTACACTTAGATTAATATTACTATAGACAAACTCTTTTATAAGAGATGTTACTGTATCTGTAAATGTCTTATCTGTCATAATTAAAGTGCCACTGTTTTTACAGTAGTATTCCAAGTATTACCCTCGAAATCTAAATCATGTGTAATACTTTCTATAGGGTATGTACCCCACCAATCAGTATTACCATATCTTATATCTACTGCCATGTTGGTTAGTATTCTGCCATTAAGGAATAACTTAGCTACTATGCCAGAGTTACTACCCTTCTCTCCTGATTTCTTATTAGAAGAGTCTGAATGTAATTGTATAGGTTCTTTTAGTGTGGTAGGCTCTAGTAAGAAAGTTTCATAAGTCTTAGCAGAGCCTTTAGGTTCGACATACATCTTACCTAGTACAGTATAGAATTTATAATCTACACTATCACAAAACTTCTGTATCTCTTCAAATAGATTACCAGCAATGCTATAACCATTAGGATATGTCTCTTGTAGAGGACTAAAGAAAGCTTCTAACTCTCCTTGTACCTTACCTATAGGGATAAAGTTAGACTGGGCTACAGCTAACACATCATCTAATACTTTCTTCTTAACTGTGTTGGGAGGCCATGATTTAGATATTTTAATATTCTTCTTAGGGAGTACATTATCTCCACACACTATATGTGTAGTTGTAGTTCCACTATTACCATCTCTCTTTGTCTCTACTTTAGTTATCTGTGCTGATAGTATTAAAGGGAGGTCATTATAATCTACATTATTGTTACCCATATCTATTCTATACCCAGCCCTAAGGAATATGAGATCATTGACTCTAATACTATTCTTAGTCTCTTCTGAAAGATTATCTAAGGCTATAGTTGAGAACTGATTACCACCTTTAGCTCCAGATTTTTTATAAGAGATTTTAGCTTTCATGCTCAAATCTCTTATCTCTATAAACTGATCCGGTATAGTTCTATAATCAACTCTAACGCCCTTAGATATATCTCCTAATGAGTTATTAATAAGATTAGTAGCTGCTAGGTATCTAGGGATAGTAGAACCATCTGCATAAGGTACTTCTGTAGCTGATAAAAGTTGAGGTGTAGTTACAGCCCTTTTAGCTATACTGGTGGGGATGCTTTGTACTATGGTCTTAGAAGGCCGTCCTATAATCAAAGAGTATCTTCTATCAAACACTTCATAAGTCATTACTATTCCACACCTAGTTCTTCATTGGTTAAGTAAAATAAACCATAAGCTTTACCTAGACCTGTGTTAGATAATGTAGCTATACCTTCACTGTCTCCACTTCTACTTAGACAGAGAATATCCCCACTGGGGAATCCATCTAGTAAGTACCTGTAAAGTAAAGATTGGTTTTCCATTACCTTGACACCACCTTTTACTAAAATATCTTCTGTGTATATATCAAAGTATAAACGATCATCTCTGCTATTTTCCCTAAAGATGATGTCATAAGATATACCACCTAATGTAACATTTATTTCAGAAAGGGTAGCTTCTGGTATTGGTATTTCTACTGCCATTATTCTGTTTCCTATTGGGCAAGGTTATTTTCACGTTCTCTTGCTAAAGCAAAAGTGATAACACTCTTTTCAGTCCAAGTTAAACTTTGTGCTTCTGTGACCTTACTTGTAGAACTTGATTTCTTAGCCTTAGTAGTTACACTTCCAGATACTACTGAACTAGGTCTAGCTACAGCCTTTGCCCCAGCAGCAAACCTTACCTTCTGCAAAGTAAAGTTAACCTTAAAGGCATTTAACCCCTCTCCAGCTCTACCTGTGATATTATCTTGTTTGTGATTAAAAGATGTAAAGTAACAATTAGTATCAGGAGATTGTATATCACTATAATGTACGGTAATAGGGGATTTATTTATCTGTGCAAGTTTTAAGCTATCTAAATACTCTTTAGGTTTCTTATCAAACTTATTAATACTTTTTTTATTAGGATCACTATCTCCGAAAGTAGATATATCTGTAATCATTCCAGAGAAGGATAGAACTACAGGTCTAGTTATATAGTTATCAGAACTATAATTACCATCCTCTACTAAGGAATTAGATAAAGAGCCATCGGAGTTTCTAGATATACTGGTAGTAGCATTCATAGCATAAAAATCACCATCTACTTCTAAGTAGAATATAGACATTAACCGCCTCCTGAATAAACAGTCTGTAAGTAATCTGGAACATACTTATCCATAGCTTCTCTGATTGAAGTCTGTATCACTTCTGGATCACCATTAATATTATAATGGTTGGTCACTGTAGCTCCCCCTACTATCCTATTAGCCGCCTGTTGGCCTCTTAGTTCTAAGGGTTTTAACGCTTCTTGGATTGGAGATTCCCCTATCCAATCCTTTACTGACCCCTTTATATCAGAATCACCTCCAAATATACTGTTTGCTGTATCTAAAAGTCCTGCGAAGTTAGTGGCAGAGCCTTTTAAAAGGGTTTCGCCTACATCTGGGAAACTTAACTTACTGAACTGTACAGCATAGCCAATAGCTTGTTGTATGCTACCAACTAAACGATCCCACATAATTCCCATCTTCTCCCACGTTAGTAGGCCTAATCTGTAAAAACCTTGGGCTGTCTCTAATTCTTTATTAAGAGCAGCTTGTTCTTCACGGAAGGTTTTAGTGGCTTCTGTTATATCTTCAAACTGTTTGCTTGTTACAGAACCAAATAAGTTTAGTCCTAACTCTATAGCTAATAAAGGCCACAACACTCTTTTAAACGCTTGTACAGCTAAGGACAACCCTTTAACTTGTTTACTCGTTACTGTAGCTGCTGTACCCATACCTAAGAGAGATTTAGCACTATTAATACCACCTGCTACTAGGCCAAACATAGTCTTAGTTGCTGATACCATAGCAGGTATTAGTTTCATTAATAAAAGAGTAAATACACCTCTTATAGCTAGCTGTAAGCCTTCACCTTCATTCATACCTAAAGACATGGCTAACTTATCTACCCACCTGAAAGGTGCTGCCACAGCTTCGGCTAGTAATCCAAAAGTGGTAGATAAGGCAACTAGGGCAGGTTTCACTGCATCTATTACATTACCTAAACCTCTAAATATATTCTTAAATAAATCTTCAAGACCTGCCTGTGACATCTCATCTACGGCAACTTGCAGTGAGTTCATCATCCTTGTTTCTTCGGCAGTAATAGACTGCCTAAACTTAGCTAAAGCACCTGTCTGTTTAGCTTGCTCGCTCATTATAGATGATGATAAATCTACAAATCGTTTAGCATCTACTCCAGCTACTTTGAAAGTATCTTTAAATGATCTCTTACCATCATCTGCTACTGTACTAATATCATAACCCATTTGCACTAGGGCTTTAGACGCTGCACCATAAAATGCTGGCATCTGATCTACAATCTGGTTTATCTCTTGTGCCTGTACTACTGATCCAGACATCATCTGTCTAAAACCTAAGAAGGCTAATTTGGCTGATTCAGCATTTGTAGCTGAACCTGCCAAGGCATTAGAAATATTAGTAAACACTTCTTCTGTTTTCTGAGCCGACACACCAGATGAACGTGCTGCAACACTAAACTTAGCATAAGCACTTGCTGTATCTTTATAACTTAATCCCAAGTCTTTAGTTAATGCAGATACAAACTTTAAATCTTTAGCAGACTTCTTAGCACTGCCTGATGCTAGTAAAGAAGCTACGCCGATATTCTCCATATCCTGCGCTGTTTTCTTTAAATAGTTT